TCGAGGTCAACTCTAGAATCCAGTAAAGGCGATACTTCACCTCCATTAAAATTGGTGATAATAGAAGTAAGCCTTGTCATTCTTTACCTCCTAGAGACTAACCACAAGCTACGCTCTATACGTTCCCTCGTACCTTCTTGACCATTTACTTGCATTGCATTTGTAAGTAGATACTGAAACTCTCTTTCAAGATCAGCTCTTGCTTGGACACTTCCTGTGATCTTATAACTAATTGTCATCGCTAGCCTTACAGCGAAAAGCTCTATAAAACTTGGATCAAATAGCGAAGTATCCTCTACGTCACTTATATATTTTATTAGCATCTTATTATTATTGCTGTAGATATGTCTGCCAATGATCTTATATTGATCGCTCATGGCATAATCTACACTACTCGATATGGTTACAAAGCCATTAAAATCACTACCAAGGCCTAAGTAATTATTCTCTTCTTGCTCAGCAGTAGATATTACTCTTAAACAATCACTAGGAAGAGTAAAGCTAAAATCATAACCAAATATAGGCTTCGTCGCATCCTGTGCGAGCTCTGCGTATTTAAGCGCAAAGTTCCAGGGATGCGAACGAAGTAGATCGCGCCTCACGATGTCATAAGAGGCATTGCACGCTTTAGCGGCTACAGTGTTTTCCGTGAGTGAGGTAATGGCATTACCACCTACTCGCATAAGAGCGGCGTTACATATATCAATCGGCGCGACCATAAGCCACCTCCTCTTCTAATGTTGAGAGGTAAGTAACTTAATAGAAACTTCACCATCTGCACTACCTACGGTATTTGCAGTGATAGCTAAGTCATATTGAATCATAGGATCTTTTGGAAGACCTAATAATTCCCAGATACGTTTATTCGCGTCCTTTACATCGACAGCAGATAAACCATCTATAACTCTACTTGCAACAGCGAAGCTTTGTCCACTCATGAATAAATCTGCATCTACAGCATCGCCTTTATTAATGTGGTATAAACCTAGATCAAAATCAGTACCACCTGTGATAGCACTACAAGCGATTTTGCAGTCTAATAATAAAGCGTTAGATGCTATTCTTCCTATTCTATAAACAGAGCCATCGTCATCAGCGGCTGCTATTTCAAAGCTTTGAACTGTAATTAAAGCTCTTGAACCGCCTGCTAAGTTAGGATGCTGTCTGTCGCCCTTTTCTAAGTTAGGGTCTACATATACGTCTAATACAGCCATGATTTACCTCCTAAGACTCTAAGCAATCGACTTGTTGAACTCTCACACCTTCAGTTCTAATAGCGTCCATAAACATAGAAGCTTGAATTTGAATTGTGTGGTTTTTATCAGGACGATCACTAATCTTTACACTTAAGTCTTTATTCATACCAACGCATATACCGCTTTTTGTAAAAGCAATACAGTGTCTAACGTTATTAGTCTTTTTTAGTAATGGATCGGCAACATTATCGCCTGCACCAAATAAAATAATATTCATGCCAAGGATACTTTTAACACGACCACTATCTATTACTGTAGGCCCTGCCATTGAAGCATTCCCGAAGTTACTGAAATCACGGCTAATGACTTCATTTTCCTTCATGAGATCAATAAGTTGCTTCTCTGTGATGCAAAGATACATTTCTTCATCATAATCTACGCCTACTTCATTACCATAGAAGGTATTTTTGATCTCTAAGATCTTCTCATAAGTAAGCCCTGTACCATTATCGACTACTTGATGCACACCGTCTTGAGATGCTGTAAGAGGAACATTTAAATATCTTCCTGTATTTACAGTACCAAGAGCAGCTTCTAAACAAAGACGATCATATTGGATCATCATTGATCTAGCTACTTGCTCAGCATATTTGCGTGCTGGGTCTATAAGAACTTGCAAATTGTCAAATGGATCTAAATAAAGTGTTGATACAAAGTTTCTCATCTTACCACCGCGTCTGGTGTGCATGATATCTTGACCAATTGTATCAGCGTGTCTTGTAGTCACCTCAATAGCTCTTAAGCTACCAAGTGCTTCATAAGTGAATTCATTGCCTACAACTGGCATTTCCTCGACCTTACCCTTTAAGCGAGAGCCCATTTGCTGTGCAAGCAGGTGGCACATCTCACTAAACTGTATGACTAGGGCTTGGTCTATTGACTGTGTCATTTCCCTTACCTTTTTTTTGTTAATCAAATTTTTGCTTAGTTTCGATCGCTACCCGCAACATACGGACGTTCTGCTTTTTACGTTGAAGTCAACGAGCTTTAGCCGCTACGCTCACAGGACTTACAAAGAAGCTACCCTGCTATAACAACTATTATAAGTTATTAAAATTAAGGTAGCATTAAATAAGTTAATTAACAATCAAATTCTTCATGTACATCAAGTTTTGGTAAAAAAATAATATTTAGCTTCTTTGTTCTGCAATCTTCCGGAATAGTTCTCTGACTTTATCTTGTTTATAAGAACTCTCTTTGTAATCTGGTTCTCTCATAATTTTACGTGCTTCTTCCAGGTAATCTGGGGCACTGCTAGCGGTCTTTACATTTGTATCGATACGATCTTCTTTAGCGTATTTATTCTTAAGCTCACTTAAAGCATAAATGAAATCAGGGTCATTGCCGTATTTAACTAGAGACTCAAAGTACTTTTCGCCTGCAAGAGACTTAGCAAAGCCTTGTACTTCAGCTATTTTTCTGTCGTAATCAGCCCCCCATCTAGCCTTAAGTTCTGCAGTCGCTTTAGCTATTCTTTCCTCATCAGCTTTCTGAAGGTTCGTACTTATTCTTTGTACCTCTGTATTATACCAAGAGATCATATCCTTCGCTTGCTTTTGAGTAATACCAAGTTTATGAGCAGTACTTTTAAAGCTATTTAAAAACTCAGGATCATACTCAATGTCCTCACTAAGTTCTATTTCGTATTTATCAGGGGTTTCAGGTCTACCAAGTTTATTATAAAACTTATCTAATTCTTCAGGTGTAGCATCTTCTTTAGGTATGGACACTGAATTACCTAGCTTACGTATTAGATTGTCATATCCTTTCACGAAGTCTTCAGGTTTTTTGAACTCAGGATATAGATCTCTATATTCCTCAGGTAAGAGATCTCTAAAGTTCACTTCAGGTGTCGACGGGGTTTCAGTTGTAGTTGTAGTGGTTTCTACCCCGTCATTAGAAGTTAAAGTATCGCTTGAAGTTGTATCCATATCAGTCATATTCTTCCTCTGTTGTAGTTGTTTGTTGTGTAAATAGTTGGTCACTGAGGTTATTCATAATATGATAGCCCACAGATTGCTTGCCGAGGTTAAAATAAGTTTGTTCATTACCTCTATTGGAAAAAGCGGTTCTATCAATTGCTGCATAATAAAGGATATCATCCAGCACTCTCTTGCCTAAATCGGTTTTGTAGAGTTCTTTGTAGTCATCGCTTCTTCTTGCGTATTCCTTACGGTCTTTCATATTATATGGGTGTTGTATCTTCATCATTCTGTAAGCCCCGCTGTTTTTGCTATGTTTGCAGCTTCTGACATATTCATCATCATGGCTTGCTGTTCTTGTTCTTGTCTTCTTGCCTCTCTAAGTTCTGCGATAAACTCCCTGTCGTTTAATATAGCGCTTGGTACTGATTGAATATCGTGTAGTATTCTTGTAAGTTCATCGAAATCTATATTGTCAAGTATAGGAGGATTAATCTCTGACAAAGGAACAACGGAGTTTATAAAGGCCATAATACTATTAGCTTCACTTGCTCTTTGCGCCCTTTCCATCGGAGATACATATTTAACTCTAAAGGCTCTTTCCATCAAAACATCAGGAGGCCTTACAAAAGGAGCGTCTATAAAATCTCTCTCCATAGATTTTCTAAATAAGATACCAAAGCTTCTTTCAATAATAGGGCCAAGTAGTTCAGATTGAATCCTTCCGATCATAGGAGCCATAAGCCTTAACTTCTCGTCAGTACGAGCCATAACTTCAGTCGCTGTCATTTGCGGTGAGTTTACAAGCTGGAGTTGATCTACGTAGAAAGCTTCACGGATTACGTTTCTTTTTGCTTGCGCCATCTCATAAGTGATAGCCATATTCCCTACGCTTTGTATAGGCTCAAGCCTACCATTACTCATAGAGCGATATACGTTTAGTGCCCCAGGAGATAGATCAATGTTTCCAAGGAAACCATCATCAGGCATTTGCATAGGCGGATTGAGCGTCTTTTCTGTCGCAACAATCATTGCCTTTTCCATCTGATTAATCATCTGGATATCGGCAAGTGCCTTTACAGCAGGAGCAATGCCATATACATCGTTAGTATAAACATCCCATCTACCAACGGGTAGAGGCATTTCATGGAACCCACTTTCTTGTAAAATGGTTTTTGTTTTTTCCTCGATATAGATACTTGCTATCGGATAATCATTGTTAGATAAACTATCAACATCACGATCGTTGCGAGGCTCAATAACATGTAAAATAGAAATGAGTTCATCAGGTGCCTTCTCGAATTTTTCTTTACTGAAAGGTGTTAGGTTTTTATAACCAAATTTCTGCGCCATCTGGCGAGCAGTCATAAAGAGTTTGCGAAATACTGTATCTACATTTCCGCTTGCATCTTCAGCTACATAGAGTTCTTTTACGCTTCTTGCAGAGAACTCAAGTAAAGACCTCTTGCCTTCTTGAATAAGCATTCCTACAGTACCAAGGGCACCTATGTCTGTAGCGCACATTTTAAGTGCATTATAAAACTTAGCATGTGGATCATTGAAAGCTGTAAGCAGTTTATCTGTTGCATCATCAAACCACAAAGCTACATCTTCAGATTCTAAAAGGTAGTTATCTAGTGGCGCAAGCTCGAACCATTTTGTCGCAGGATTAGCTAAAAACCCTACTAAAGATGATGCGAAGATATCAAGCGCCACTTCAGCT